CGATGGATCTACCCCGCCGACTGAGTAGCCCCGGCCCAATCATTGAATACATCGCTGAGCTGCAGCGGTCAGGGTTGAAGAAGAAGGCTGATTTTGCCATCGGTGCAATCCGTTCGACCTTCAATTCGCCCGATGGGGCTAAGGTGCTGGATTTGTTTGAAAAAGCGATCCTTGAAAGATCGATCGATCCGAGCGCCGATCCCCGTGCATTGGATGCGAACAACGCTCAGAGTTTTATCGCCCTCGATCTTAGGAGGATCTTGAGCGATGAATTTGATGCAAAAACTGAACCTTCACCGCCCCGTGTGGGCACCACAGGACGACGCCGGGGCACCGCCTCTTGACCCGTCGCCCGCAGGAGATCCGGACCCCGCAAACCCGCCCGCCGATCCGGCGGCCGCACCAGCCCCCACGGAAGTTGATTATTCCTTCCTGCCCGACGAGTTCCGCCAAGACGGCGCGAATGACATCGAAGGGTTTCGGGCGCGCTTCGATGACCTGACCGCGCAAGAGGCTCAGCGACAAGAAGCGCTGCAGGACGTGCCCGACGACGGCACCGGCTACGAGTTCTCTGTTCCCGACGATCTGGACTTCGGCGATCTGGAATTGCCCGAGGGCTTTTCCTTCCACGTGAAAGCCGATGATCCCGCAATGGCTCCGGTTTTCGAGGAATTTGGCGGGCTGCTCCACAAATACAATCTGCCGAAACAAGCCGCGTCCGAGTTCATGGGCGCGCTGGCGAAGTACCAAGCCGCTGAATTTGCCCCGATGTATGCGGAGAGCAAAGCCCAGATGAAACAGCTTGGCTCCCGCGCAGATTCACGCATCTCAGATGTCGATCGTGCGCTGACCTCGCGTCTTCCCGCAGACCAAGCGGCAGCGCTGAAAGCTGCGGCGACAACGGCGAACGGCGTCAAGGCGCTGGAAGCTCTGCTGCAACCGCGCGGCATGAAAACCTCCTCCACAATCCCAACCTCGCCCAAGACCGTCGATGACGAATTGGCCGAATACTACAGCACCCCAACGAAAGGGAATTAACCAATGGCTCCTCTAAATCAGTCAACCCAATCCATGATCGACCAGTACAAGTCGGTCGATGGAAACGGCAAATATATCGACGTGATCGAAACTATGAACGACACGTCGCAGCACATCATGGACGATTGGTCCTGGATGGAATGCAATTCTGGCACAAAGCACACCCGCGGTATCCGCACCGGTCTGCCTAGTTTGAGCTGGGGCGCACTATACGAAGGTATTGCGCAATCCAAATCGAGCAAGCAAATGGTCGATGATACAACCGGCTTTGTTGAAGGCCTAAGCACCGTGGATCAGCGCCAGCTCGATCTGTATGCAGAGAACAAGGTGGCAATTCGTTCTGCCGAAGGCCGGACTTTCATGGAAAGCATGGCGCAGGAACTGATGACCTCGCTGTTCTACTACGACCCATCAACCAATGTACGCCATCCCAAGGGGCTTGGTGCGCGGTACGGTGTAAAAGCCACTTCCGGCGCTGGGAACCAAATCGTTGACGCCGGCGGCACGGGCTCCGACAACACATCAATCTGGCTTGTTGAATGGGGTTACGACGGACTGTCGACAATCTATCCCAAGGGCACGCCTGCGGGGATGCAGCGCGAGAATAAGGGGCAACAGCGGGTTCTCGACCCCGCGGGAAACCCCTACTATGTCGAAGAAGAGCTTTTCCGCACTCATGTCGGCTTCTCGGTAGGTGATTGGCAGCGCATCTCTGTGGTTCGCAACGTTGATGTCAGCGAATTGGCCGCCGGCAACGTGGACCTCTATGGGTTCCTGCGCAAAGCATACTACAAGTTGAAATCGCGCCGCGTGAACAAAATCATGGACCAGAAAGCCCCCGGCCGTCTGGCGATGTACTGCAACACCGACATTCTTGAAGCGCTGGACGGTCTGGCAACAAATGCTGGCGCAGACGACAACTTCACTCGCCTGCGGCCGACCGAAATCCAAGGTCAGGAAGTGATGTCCTATCGCGGTATCCCCATCCGCGAAACTGACGCAATCCTCAACACCGAAGCGCGGGTGGTCTAAGCGACCCCCGCAATGAAAGGAAAATTCTCATGATCTTGAATGCTGATCTCATTTTGTCTGAAAATCAGGCGATCACGTCGACGGCGGTTTCGACCAACGTGATCGGCTG